GGCACTCTTGAGTTCGATTATTTTATTAAGTTCTTTCAGGATACTCACTTATTTTCTGATTTCTCAGTAGGTGAGTTTTATCTCCTACAAATGCACTTAAAGATGGTGCGTAAGATCTTATCTCAAGAAGGGGCTTGGGATGTTCTAAATGGAAACATTCTACAAGTTACTCCAACACCTGCTATAGATGATTACTGTATCCTAGAATACAGAGCTATGGATAGCAATACTATTCATTACGCTTATAAATCTTGGATCAAGAGATTTGCATTAGCATGTGCAAAAGAGATCCTTGGACAGATCAGAGGCAAGTATCAAACTCTCCCAGGCCCTGGCGGTGGAGCTCAACTTAATGGTAATGATTTAATTCAGCAGGCTACTCAAGAAAAAGAGAAGCTGATGGAAGAACTTCTTTCTGAATTGGAAGAACCACCACTAATTACTATATTCTGATCATGGACGAAAGATTCAAAGTATCTACTAGAATTCCAATTTCAGACATCGACGAGGAAGAAAGTCTTCTGTCGTTGTATGATACTAATAACCCAGACATAGGATTATTTAATTCAATAGATCAAGAAAACATCAAGCTATCTGGCTCCAAGCTTTACTACTACAAGTATTTTGGACAAAGCAGCTATGATAAGGTATACTTAGAAGAACGCAACAAGGTTATATCTAAAGAGCCTATTGTTGTTTGGGGATCGTTTGATCCTAAAGTAATTGAAGAGAATGTGACTGAATTTGGGTTAGAGCTAACTAACGATCAAACATTTACTTTTAATAAAAGCTATATAGATCAGAAGCTTCAAAGAACTCCACGTCCTGGCGATGTAGTTAAGACAATGTTTCAGAATATAAAGTATGAGATATATGAAGTTCAGGAAGACGCCTTTGAAGCTTACGGAGTCTATCACTACAACTGTTTTGCTAGACTGCTGAGAGATTCGGATGATGTCGTTGACGAGGTTGCTCTTGATAAGCCCGAGAAGACGGGAGCTATAACAGATTTAATGGATTCGTGATATGGTTGATTTTGATCCAATTCCTATTCCAACAGCACCTTTAGAGGTAGGCAGAGATAACTATGTTGATGGTGTTCTAGGAAGCGGGGAATACCTCAGCGAAGTTAGAGTGATCAACCTTACCCCTCACGAAGTCTCCGAAATAAAGACCTCAGTAATCACACTCCCAGAAGGAGTGTTCCCTTTTGTAGAGCCAGGTGCAGCAACACCTATTTCTGTTTTTGCTAATGATGTCACTGCTGGTTATGTTCAATGGGAGCCTATGGGTGATCTGTATCCCCCATCTATTGGAGCACCTCTGGGGTCGCACAAATACCTAAGAGTTAAATGGGATTGCTACATGCCTCCTGGCAGTCCGACTGCTGACTATACTAAACAAGGCCCTCAGCAGGGTAACATAGAAGGGCCTTATGATTACTATGCAGAGAAGATCTATACGTTCAGATCAGTAGAACCGAGAGACACAATTTCCTTCACTCTAACAGATACAGTCGCTTCTGCATTAGGTTTAAATGGATGCACAATTCCAACTACCTTTGAGTTTTCTGCTCACGGTTTTGTAAACTCATTTAATTTCGTAAGTGGTATGTATGGGCAAGATAAACAACAAGCATTCCCAAATGCAAGGGAATCATTGCCTGCACGCAGAGACCCAATCTATAAAAATAATGGAACCTTACTTCCTGGAGGGGAATTTGAGTCTCCACTTGTCCAAGGACAGGAATGTTTAGCAAAAGAGTATATGGTCCATGGAAGAATTGTTCCTGAGCTAGATTACAATGGAGCATTATTTCAAGTAATTCAAGAAGGCGATCCAAGACCAGGATTTGAGACTTCAAGTATTTATGCAACCTCTGGTAGAGATGCTCCTCCGTTCTGGTATAACTTCCACTACGAGCTTCAACACCAGAAGAATATTATCCCATTCACATTTATGTGGGGCGTGGGATTGACAACCTACGACGGAGGAACTTACTCCCCAGTAGGAACAGAAATAGATTTACCTGATGAGTTTGGGTTAGTTACAGGGGAAGTAAAATACTCTAATAATAACGGACAAAGAAGAAGGTCTACTCCAGGAACAAGCACTTGGACTGGTTATTTTGGTAGAGATAACACTGGTGAAAAATACTGCCCTAATACTTTTCACAGTCAAGACGATATTACTTTTTCTATTATTGGTCCTGATACTGTATGTCACACATCTTCAGTTACCGTTTGTTCTGTCTATAACGAGACCACTGTAAATAATCTAAAGAAGACTGTGATTAACTGGTTCGATAAACGGAATCAAAATTGGTATGATGTTGAAGTTTTTGGTTATAACTTCCTACCTACAAGTTGCACTTGGGTCCTTAGAGGTTGCTTACACTTTAATGAGAATTATATTCCTACAGCAAACCTATCAACTTTAGATAGAAACTCTCAACGATCTAATGCTTTAGAAAAAACTTGGGCTGTAGATCTCAACTTTAATAATAGAAAGTTGTTTACACTGCATAAAAATGCAGGAGAAGAACCTCCACAAGAGTGGTTAACTAGAAGAAACTTTACGAATAAGCAACAAACTGCTGCTTATTGGGCAGACTCTTTATGGAAAGAAAATGACTATACTGTTCAGATAGGTTATGCTCCTCATGAAGTTTCTGATCAAGAAGGACAAGTAAACCCTGAAGAAAACCCGTATTATCTAGCTCCTAAGTTTGCAACTGAAACTGTAGGATTAATTAAAAACTTAAGAGAGCCTTGGGCAATGAATCCTATTGGTCTTCAAGCAAGACCCGGTGTAGCTGCTGAACAACCTGGATTCTCTTTTGTAGGAGCAGCAGGTGTTTTAGCAGCAGCAGGACTTCCTGACGCAAGAGCTATTGAAGCTTGCTTGGACCTGGAGTGGAATAACAGACTATCTGTAGACGTAGGTAGAGATGGTAGAATCATCAATCAGTTTGATGAAGCTTGGACGGCCAAGCGTTTTATGGATAAGGGTCTTACTTTAAGTGTTCCTGTTTACAATGATACTGTTAGACAGGTCACAGGTGATCAAAACTACACAGACTGGTTAGCGAAAACAGTCGATTCCCCAGAGTTTGCACGAGGATTTGCGTTAATAAAAGAATCTAGTATTCTAGGTTACAACGGAACATCACAAGCTTTTGGTGGAAATGAAGCTACAAATGGGTTTGGAAGAGGATACAAGGAAAGTTCTTACGGGGGAAATGGCAGAAATAAAGCTTATGGACAGCCTCAATATAATGGCATAGGTAAGCTAAGAGGTGGTAGAAAAATTGAACACTTCATGGTATTAGACAGAACTACTGGTGTGGACAGTAACATCAGGAAGTTTGACCCGCAAAACTTAGAACAAGGAATTATTGGTTTAGCTTATAATTCAGTTAATAATCTTTACTATGCTTATTCAAACGAAGTTCGCAGAGTTCTAGAAATAAATGCCACTACAGGAGAGTCTGTTTATGTAGGTAATACCTTAGCTACATCTACGTTTACAAAAGTAATTGGTTTTTGTTATAATAAAGTAGACGGACTGTTCTATGGGTTAGGTGTTAAAAAACTTAATGGTAATATTAGGTATCAATTTCAACTTTTCACTTTTGATTTAGCAACAGGCGCTTATACTTTAGGAGCAATAATTTATGATTACAGTCTCCCATCCAACGAGCAGGGAACTGGTGACTTTGCAAAAGCCTTAGACTCATTTAGAGGAATCAACTTTAATTCAGCAACTAATAAGATTTATGCTATTAAGTTTTTTCAATTAGACTCTCAAGGTAAAGATGTTAATTGTAAATTAGTAGAGCTTAACACGACTACTGGAAGCTTTACAGAGGTTATGGCTTTTGGTCATGATGAATTTTCTCAATTTACTTTTGACGGAAATACTAATAATATTTACGCAGTAACGAGAGACGCATCAACATTCAGTGACCAATATGCCTACCTAACTCTTTATACTTTCCAAGGCACTTATACTTACATAGGAAATGCGTATTATACAGCAGAAACAAATGCAGAGACTGTTGGTATAGGTATAAACGAAGCAACTGGCGCTTTGAATGCGATTCACCTAAGAAACGCAGATTGGTATGATGCCGGAGCTAACAATAGAATCGGTTACCCAATTCCTAAGCATCAATACGCTATAGGCTACTTCAGCCCAGGGCTTTGGCATTCCGGCACCACGAGAGAAGGTTATACTTTCTCTCACTCTGCTTGGTCTCAATTAACTGCTTTCGCGTTAATGAGTGGAGATAAGATAGCTTTAAACTATGTAGATTATTCCATGAGAATAATCATGAATACTCACAATGATGCCGAGCACGTTAGGTCATTATTTAAGAGTAGAGATTTTGCATTAGGTGGGCTCGTTTGGGGCAATGCAGGAAGAACTGAAGGGCGTCCACTCCAAGGATTAATTAATGGTATAGGCATAACGAGAGATAGAAAACTAAGAGAACGTGCTATTACGATGCTCTCCAGAAGGTTCTGGAATATTTACAATACACAAGATTTTGAGCTGACTCCTACTGGGGTTCCTAATAAGCCTTGGGTTAGTCTTTGGTATCCTATGTGGGGAGCAGGCTTTAGTGGAGTTTATGATTACTCAACAAAACGTCCGTCGTTTGTGCCTACAGACGGCAATCGCCAAATACGAGATTATTTCTACCTTTATTCTCAAGCTAGAAACTTTAAACAAAGCTTGTATAATACTCAAGGATTTAGGTTGTCTGAAATAGTGCCAAATAGAGATATAGAAAGAACAGCCGTATGGCACTATAACGACTCAGGAAATCAAGGGGCAAACAAAGGAATTTATGTTCACCCATTCGAAGAGTTTACTTACGTAGAGAAGCCCTTTGCATGGAGTAATAGCAGAAACAGAATAGATTATATTAAATACAGAATGGCTGAGTATAGCGCCCCAGGATTAAAGCTTCCTGGGCCTCCGGGAGAAGGAACTCCCACACCAGCAACAATTCAATATCTAGCGTTTAGGTTCATGGAGAAAGATAATCCTCTTAGGTATTATGTTTATGCTCCCCCATCTGATGATCCAACCTTGACCGTTAGCTCTATACCAGAAGTTACCGGGGTCCCTACCTCTCAACTATCAAAATTAAAGAGCTTTCAATATATTACTCAAGGATACCAACAAAGTTTAATCTATCCTTACATATATCCAATGAATGAGGTGTTTCAAACATACTCATTAATATTTGCTGAAAGGGCTAGCTTAAACAAGCAAGTAGATTTTGTTGCTTATTTTAATTCTTATGATTTACTATCGCAAGAACTAGCGGATACTTATGTAACTCAGAAGAATTATTTTGTTGATGTTGCAAAAACTATAGCAAATAACGTGTTATTAAAGTCGTCTCTTAACTCAGCTATCTTTGCTGGTGAGCAGATGTATTCTTATCTGTATGCTATGTCTTCGCCGTCAAGACCTTATGAGTGGTATACGCCTGAAGAAAAAACTATTGGATTAAATAGTAATGCTGCTGCCTCGTCGTTCCCCGTTATCTGTGAGGATGTGACAAATACAGATGTGGCAGTTATGAGTAGTTATATCTTAGGCGCTTACGCTGTTGCTTATGCTAAAGCAAATGGAGCTAGGTTTAGTGGCGCAGCAGGAGGCAACGCTTTCAGCACTGTAGCTTGGACATTTAACTCTATTCTGTGGGCTTGGGATGTATTAAATAAACATTCTGATCCGTCCGATCTTTATGCTATTGAAGCCCTAGACGATCTAAAAAGAGCAATCGAAAGCTTCGTAGGACCAGAAAAATTCAGTATAGATAATTATAACCGAGGCGCTGATCTTAGAGATAATTTCTACGGCAGAATATGGGGTAACCTTGGGTGGCCGTCTCCTGGTGTTTCTCCTCCGGTAATGCAGCAATTAGGGGCAGGAGATCCTGAAGTCTTACCATGGTTTATTGGATGTGCCGAAGACATCTGGAGAGACAGATCTCCTGGAGCTAATAACATTAGACTTATCCGAGGAGAACTAAGACTATCAACTGAGGTAGATGCTACATTCGAAGTTATTTCTGGTAGGACTAGAACTTACACTTATGCTGAACCAGAAGAGGCTCTCTACAACCCAGGTAAGGGTTACTACCCATTCACAACTCAAGGTCTTGCATCTAAGCAAGCCTTACCTACTTCAGTTGAGAGAATAGACAACTTTGGCATGGAGAAATTCTACGCGCTAAATGGCTTAACTAATGTATTTGATTTCTCCCAGTTTGAGTCCAAGCTAAATGAAATCTCTGGTGTAGGGCGTCAGGCGAGTATAAGAATCTGGATTGATCAACCTTTCCAGGTAGGAGCCTCCTGGGCTCCCTTAGCCCAAGGCTATAAATTACCACGATTCTTAAGACTAGAAAATGGAGGCACAGTAGAAAGTTTCAGATACTATGTCGATCAAACTAACCCAGGCCAAGGAGGTTATGATGTTAGTGGATACATTCCTGATTACAATAACCCAGATTTAGTTGCCGAAATTGTTCGCTTAGTAACGGAACTTGGTAGAGTTTATGATGGAGATCCAAGAATAGCTGAAATGCAAGTAGGCTTCCTTGGGCACTGGGGAGAATGGAATCAATATCAAGCTTATACGAGAAGCAACGTTGAGCCAATAAGTAATCGTCCCTATACCCCTTATCCACCAATTGAAGTTATTAATGAAGTAACTCAAGCATTTGATGATGCTTTTAATATTACTCCTGTAGTTGGACGCTTCTTAGACTCTAAGGCACGAGGCGTGCCATTGCCGGATAGTCCAACACAGATGACTGAACCTTACTCTAATGTTGGTATCCATGATGATTCCTTTGGCTATATGACATTAGGAACTGCTCAGTTCTATACACAACCTCAGGTTAATCATTATCAGTATTCTAATAAACTTATTGAGCTGTTGCAAAGTGGAGAAGTTAGACCTGAGATTGAAAGAATTTCTGAAGGTGGAACAACTTACTTACTAGACTTCTTAAACGATAGTTATCAAGCTCCTCCGTTAATTAGGCATGGAGCACAGAACCTATTTGAAACTCTAAGATTCTTAAGAAGCAGTATGCTGTCAGCAGCTACCATGTTTGGTGTTATCGCTAACGATTACGCAATTTATGATAGAACTGATCCCAACAACCCAATCTTTATAAGAAACGGAACCTACAGAGACTTGGAGCCTGAAAAGCTAAGAAACTTAATTCGCTCCATCCATCTAATGGGTTACAGCTTATTTGTGGAATCTTCAATCCTACAAAATGATCTTGTAGTCGGCAACTCTCTCGAACTATCTGTAACAATTACCAACAGAGGGGTAGCAAGATTCTTCCAGAACTGGCCTGTTGTTCTGACTCTAACGAACGGTCAGCAGACTGAGGAGGTCGTCACTGATTGGTCACTAAGCTCAATCGACCCTGACCAAACAGTAACATTTAGCAAAACTATTCCAGGGGCTGTCATAGCCAGGTCTTTCCTTAATTCTCCAAACTTGTCGGTAAGAATGAGTATTAGAAAACCTGCCGCATTCATAAACGATGTCATCTTTATGAATGATGAAGTTATTCAAAATACAGCATTCATGGATCTTGGACAGGTTTCACTTACTAGCAATAGCTCTGATGTTTTCATAACAGGAGAACTGTTAGGATCTACCGAGTTAGAAGGGCAGCCAGTAAGATTTAAACAACATACTATTTTCCCTAAAGATTATGGTAATGAATTTGCCACTGCTAAAACTGGTGCTCGAATCATCAGAGTCCAAATTTTAGATTCTTTACTTGTAGAGCAATCCACTAATTTAGTAGGAACTATCGAAACTCAAAGTCATGTGGACTTTGATAATCTTGAGATCATAGGACAATCAATCCCAAATCTTAGTGAATTAATCGTAGAAGGTATTACTGAGTTCAGAGATTTACTTGTAATAGGCTCAACTACATTAGTAGGTAATTTAATTGCGGATAACTCTCCTCCAGGACAAACTTACGTTTATATAAATGGAGCTCCGTTAGGCCAAACAATAGTTAATGTTGATAAGCTTGTTTTAGATCTTCATGTTGAAGGCATCATAGAGATGCTAGGATCTTATGATGGGTCTTTATTTATTCAAGCTCAATTACCTAATGCAGACTTCTTAGGACAATTAGAATTAGAAGGATTCTTATCTTTAGATATAGGGATAGCAAATCTCGATGTTGAAGGACAATCAATACTTGATTTAGTAGATGATTTTGATCTTTATCGTAGACTATCTGATGCTGAGTTCTTAGGTGAAATGTCGGTCCTGGGGTCTCTGAACAAGACTGTTTACATTGATGGTTCTATTGAGCTAGCTTCTGATTTAGTTGGTGGTCTTTTTGTTAAGCCTTCTATAGTAATATCAGGTGAGTTACCTCTAAGCTCAGACCTACAAGGTCAACTAGCACTCTCTAGAACATTATCAGGAGAGATAATAGGTCAGACTCTTCTAAGTGGTCAGCCTAGATCTAATCTAATTATCCTTTCAGATAACTTACTAATCTCAGGAGCTACTAACCCACAAGCACGACTGTTCATATATCCCGGTGCAGGCCGAGGAGCCGCAGAGTTTACTGGTCCCGATGTTACCGTTATCGAGGATGGTTCTATACCAAAGCAATCATTCGCTAGACAGCTAGACACTACTACAGCAACTTTTGAAGGCATACCAAGGCAACGCCAATCCTTTGAGCAAAAGCTTATGTCAGAGCTACTAGAGAGATCTACCAATGACGCAAAAGTAACCGAACTTTACAGAGAAACATTAGAATACTTAATTAACGTGTTCTCTCAGTATGTTTATATTAACGACGAGAATAAGGTCGTGAAGGTCCCTTGCTGGCATGGAAGTGTCGAGAGAGTAGTAGCTAAACTTAGACAAGAACATAATATTGTTCTTCCAGTAATGTCTGTTTTCCGCACCGGAAATAACTCTGACGAAAAACGTAGAAGATTCTCTGGTATGATTGTCTATGATAAGTATTGGGACCTGGAAAGCCAGAGAGCAGTTAGAGTAGCTCGACTAGCACCGACTCCCGTCACTATTAGCTATAAACTAAATGTCTGGACAAAGTATCAGGAAGATATGGATCATCTGACTGAGCAAGTCCATAGAGACTTCAACCCAGATATAAATATCAAGACCTCTTACAACACATCAACTAAGGGCTTCCTGTCCTCCGAGTCTCCCTCTAATGAGCTTACAGTTTCTGAGGGACAAGACAGAGTTATCAGAAAAGCTTTTGATTTTACTGTGGAGTCTTACATACCAAGTCCTAGATTCGTAATTACCAACACAGGTAAGATCGAAGAATTTAATGCAGAAGTTTTAATTCCAATAAAATGAAAACTAGATATTTATTAGAAGCTCAAAATAGTCTTTTAAATTTTTTAAATTTTGAGACTAATACATTAGTAAGCGATTTACGGTCACCTGATGGAGCGTATTTTGTTGGTTTATTGTCTTCTCTACCTGACGACGGTAAGGATGGTTGGCAAGGAGCAGGCGAGCTTTATAACGACGGCACTTCTAGTCCTTATCTACAGGGTATCAAAAAACCAAACATAACAACCGCAGGTTATTATCCTGTAGAAGTATCTAGATTAGGCTTTACCGCACCAGGGTTAACCAACGTCCCATCGTTAGGTATAAGTGGCATAGTTGCTGAGTTCCAACAAACAATCCAGTATAACCCAGCAACAGCCGACTGGCCTCAACCAGTTTTGGGTTTAGTTCTGTATTCAGTTAGAGCTTCTGCTTCTATTAACAGAATAACTCCGCTGGCGACATTCCCGCTTACCACCCCAATACAGGTTAGGCAAAATGATACATTAACTATACCAGATCAATCAGCAAATAGGTTTAGGGTGATTGATTTGATTAAGAAAACTGTTTTGAACTAAAAATTAGTTCAGATTTTTGATTATATTTTTTATTCAATAGATAAATACATTAAGAGGAGTAATAATATGGCAGCCGGAAAAACAGCAGAATTCGCTACAGATATTCTAGAATACATATTCTCAGGGACAGCAAGTCTTCCCACTATCACGAACAACACCCTTTACATCGGGTTACTAAGTGATTTCCCAGCAGGGGACGCACCTTACACTGCTGCTCAGTTATCAGCAGTGGAAGTTCTGAACGGGGGCCAGATTTGGAGAGCACCCTTACCTGTAGCATCTATCGGCGCAGTCACTGCGATTGCAAATGATGCAATGAGTAGAACTACAACCGCAGAGGTTGCTTGGCCCACCGCAGCAGTTACTGGATTTACAGCAAAGGGTTATGTTATAGCTATTAACGATACCACTCAAGGCGCTGGTGTTTACCTTGCCTACGAAACTTTCCCAGAAGGTTCCGGTAAGCAACGTGTAGTTGGAGCAACAGATAACGTTAAAATTAACTCAGGTGGTCTGGTAATCAAGGAGAAGTGATAATGTTTAAGCTAGTAAATCTATCGAGACAAGGCTTTAACATATTTTTACTTTCTGATATTGGTCCTACATCATTTTGGCTTACGCCAAAGGAGTCTGTCCTGATTGCTGAATCTAGCGTATCAGGGCAGATTAAGAAAATGGTTAAAAAGAAAATCTTAAGATTAGAGAGAGTATAACATGGCAAATATAGTGAGCCCCGGTGTTTATGTAATTGAAAAGGATATCTCAACTTATCCTGCAACAATTGATTCTACGACAGTAGGCATAGTGGGGTTCGCTGAAAAAGGCCCAACTAACGAAGCAACTCTAATCACGAGCCAAGAAAGACTTATCGAAACCTTTGGTGAACCAAGGGCTGATATGTTAGGCCAAGGCATTATGGGCGGCTTAGAGATCCTAGAAGCCTCTAACAGAGTTTACTATGTTAGAGTAGTATCTGAT